GCATAAAAAAAAAAAAAAAAAGCGGTAGGGAACCTCTCGTTTCCCTACCGACTTACAATCACATATCCTTCAAAAAGCTATCAGAAGTCTATGTTTTTTGGGAGTATGTAGCTATACTCCTGCACACTGTTATAGGAGTTTTTCAACTTCCTAATGTACCTATCTAATGTGGCAAGGGACATGCCGTAAGCGTGGCACTGCTGTACACGGCTCCATCCGGCGGCTCGGGTGCGGATGATTTTTTCCTCTAGCGGCGTGAGAATTGCCAGAGAACAGAACTCATCCAGAATTACCCGATTCCACGGGACTTTATCCACTTATCACATCAGTCCTCCTTGGGGGAACTGTAGGTTCTTGCCTGTTTGCTGTCAGCGATACCGGCGGTGGTAGGATCATTGACCACGCCCAGAATCACCAGCACACCGAACACGGCGTTGACCACAGCAATGAGGCGGTTGCCCAGTTCGCCGAAGTCCAGGGAGTAGCCAAACACCGCCGCTACGGTCTGCACCAGCAGCAGCACGGCGGGGATGATGGCCAGCCAGAAGCTTTTGTTTTTGATTCGTACAATCCAGTTAATCATTTTGTTTTCCTCCTTTAATTATGCAGCGGAAGTTTCCGCACTTCCTCCATTACACGTTTCGCAGAGCCGTTGCCCCCGGCTTCTGCATATGGCGCATAAAGATAATCGTTCAGGTTCTCGTACTCATCACTGGTGATATACCCGCGCTCCACGTACTTCATTCCGAGAAATACGATCCTATCATGCGCGATTCCCACCAGCAGGCGGGTGTTTGCGCTTTTCTTTGTCCGGCGGGCATCCAGATAGCTCCAGAAGCCCGCCGACCCAATCAGCGTGATTAGAATAGTAACGGCAGTTTTTACCAATTCGTGCATCTCGTTCCTTCTTTCTTATCCATTCCACCGGGCATAGCCGGGACGGGTGTCCACATGAATGCCCCAGCTGTACAGCCCAATGCCACCGGTGCGCCCCATGACTTCCTCCGCTACGGCTTTCATCTCCGCCGGGCTTGCGGCACTGTGCAGATCAGCGGCAAGCCCAAACAGATGCTGAGAGTTAGCCACGCCGCCAACCTCGGCATTGTGAGCCGCACACCGGACGCCGGAACCACCGCCGTCCACAATGGAAATCGGGATGCCCAGCCGGTGCCGGATTTCATCTACAGCACGCACCATGGATTCTTGCGGCTCCACCGGGAACCCACCGCAGCGGCCGCAGGGGCACCGGAATTCCTTCCGGGTGAAGTACTTAATGTCGTCCCAGAACGTCCCGGTTTTCGGCGCGTCGCTGCTCTCCGGTTTCTTTACCTTTACCGCCGTCCCGGCGATAGCACCGATGAGCATTTTCTGGGTAGCCGCACCCGGTATCCCGTCCACGGTAAGCCCGTAGTCGGCTTGAAACGCACGGATTGCCGCTTGGGTATTCCTGCCGTCAGCTCCATCGATTGCGCCGGGAGAATAGCCCAGATAAGTCAACAGGCATTGAATTTGCTTTACCGTCATACGTTCACCTCTTCCCAGCCCTGAGGGTATGCGGACGGTGACCATACATTATTGTCCAATGTGGAGCGATACACTTTGCTTCCCTCCGTGCAGCAGTCGCCCTTATTGTAGGGGCTGGTAGCCATGGCGACGAACGGCAACGCTTTCGCTGGGTCGGTGCTCCAAGCAAACCCCCACTGCGCTGGAAGTTCCTCCGGCTCCTTGGTGTAGATAGTGCTGTCATAGGGCTGCACCAGCCGCACCACACGGCCAGCAGATGACCGGCACACAAACCCGGCCTTACGCTCCAGCATGTTTTTGTTTGCGACGGCAGCCTTGAAACCGGGAATGTCGCTATCCGCCGCGTTCAGTTCGGTGCCTGTCATGTCCGGGGCTTTCTCCTGCAAGGCGAGCGCATTCGCACGCCCCTGGGCATACATGATGCTTTTTCTTTCCTCCTGGGTCACAGACTATCAACCCCTTTCTTATAAGCTTCATCCAGCTCTTTAAGCTGTTCCTCACCGCCGCTGGCTTTTATCTCCCTGATTTTTTCAAGGATAGCGTTTTTACGCTCTTCGATGGTCATCATGCGTTCACCCCCAGAGCGGTTTCAATTTCAGTCAACGCCTCTTCGTATTCAGCGTTCTGAGTAGAAACCGTTTTGTACTGCTCCCGCTCATATTCCCGCTGAACGGCGTCAAGTTCATCCCAGGGTTTCCATGGGGCAATCATCTCGCCGGTGAACACCACGCCATCAGCACGTGTCCACGTCTTACCCGCCGGGATGAAGCGATAGCCCTGAATATAAATATTGCACTTACCGTCGAAGACATCTGTTTCAATAGGTGTAAGGCCTTCGCCAGGGGTGACGTAGCACTTAAAGTCAGAATCAATGTAAATCATCATTCTTCACCCCATATCTCAGATATTGTCAGCGTCGTTTTGTTGTATCCTCCAGTGGCTATCCATATACCAACGTATCCCGCGGTTACAGCTGAAACGTCAACAGAATACTCGCCGGTTGCCAGGATATTCATATCTGCGGCAAATGTTGGGGTTTGCTTGGTAGGCCGTTCATTTGCCACCACAAGACTGAATCGGAACTTATGTGTATTGCCCTCTTTGTCCGAGTATGCAGTATTACCAATACCCGTTATTTTGAATTTCAGAGTATTTACTCCTGTCAGATCAATCGAGTTATTCGTGAATGCATTTGCGTATGCTACGCTGCCACCAAATACTTCCGTCGATAATAGCATGCTATCGTCGTTTAGAGTAAGCACACTGTCAAAACTTCCACCAGTTGAGGGATGCTCGGCTACTGACCAGCCTCCGGTTACTGCATTATAGGTGTTTCCGCTTTTATACAGCCAGAGCAAATAGCTCAGCTCAATGGCTGCGATTTGACCATCTGTAGTTATAGATACAGATTCACTGGTGTTTTCTACCCCATCTGTAGCGGCTGCAGTCCAAGTCCCGGCGTTCGGCACAATGCAAGCCCATGTACCACTGGTGTCAGGGGCGGATAGAGTCGTTGTGCCGTCAGAGCAAGTGCAGGTCGAACCGGCAGGATAGGTGATGTTGATAGTGGCCGTGAAAAATGCAATCACGGTTGAATAATCGGCAGTGACGACAACAGGCTTAGATGAGGTTTGTGACCCATCCGTAATCGCAAGTGTCCACGTCCCGCTTGCAAGCCCCTTGAAGACAACCACGCCGCTGGTGCCGGAGTTCTTGATCTTACTCTTGCCGTCCTTGGAAACAGTCACGGTGACGTTCGCCGGGGCTGTGACGGTGAGAGTGCCGCCTGTGCCGCCGCCACCGGTGTTTACTCTGCCAATCATGCGCTTACACCGCCTTTCCAGCAAATAATGGTGGGAACTGTAATTGCCGATTCCGGGGCGCTTGCGGCATACAGATACACGCCGCCGTTATAGGTAGCTGCAACAGGGGCAAAATTGCCGTCAATTGCGTCTGCAACGCCGAGAACCACTTCCGGAATCATGGTGTCCAGCACCCCCGTCAGCGCAATCGCCGCACGGAATGGGTAATCCTGATATGTAGAATCAGCCACAAACGCGGATACCGGCACGCTGATGTTCGTGAACAGGAGCTTTTTCAGCTCCACCGCCGTACCGGCTTCCAGGTCTGCCAGCTCCCGGTTGATGGAATCCAGCACCGATGTGGCTTGCGCCGTGGTATCATCAAGCACATCTTTTACTTGCGCCTGCGTTTCCTGCAGGAGCGTGGAAAACTGACTTTGCATTGTGCTGGTATCAATGCCCACCTTTTCCGTCACCAGCCCGCACACCGAAGCGTCAAGCCGCTCATCCGTAATCATGGAAGCGGTGATAGCGGTTGTACCGGCTGCAACGGAAATCCGCGCAAGGCTGATCTGCCGGATTGTGCTGTTGTTTGTCAGTGCCGGGGCTGCTGCCTTCCCGGATTTTGCGCCTTTCAAGATTTTCACTTCCGGATAGTCCACATAGTTTGTGGTTTTCCACTCCACAATTACGCGATCAATCCGATTCAGAACGCCGTCTGCCGCGTCAACGGCAAGCTGCAATTTGGCACCATCAACGGATTCATTATCAATCCACCACACAATGCCGTTCCTGCCGGAATTTGCCATCCATCCGGTGCCGTCTGAAACTTTCACCGCCATTCCCGGCGTGGAAAGCGCCTGCACGGACGCATTACTGCCAGCGGCAAAAACGCCGGATGTGCGGCCATGGTGCCAGCGCATAACGTCTTCTGCGCCTATGTATGTATCTTGGTTATTCGGGAAACTTTTGATATTAGCCATTTAGTTTCATTGCCCCCAATGCTGTAAGAATAGGGTCGCCCAGGATAACTTCTGTCCGGGCTTTGTTGTTGTCCAAGGTGTACTTAATGCCCGTAATCCGGGCGCTGAACGATACCCCGAACCGGGCAGATACGCACGATACAATGTCCCCCAGAGCGTAATACTTGCCCAGATCTTCCGGGTCGATGGATACGGAAAAGGACTTTCGCCGGATACGCTTTCCCAGCTCCATCTGTCCATAAGCACGCGCACGGGCTTTGCAATCAGCCGCAGATTCGTCATTTTCCTGCCGAACGGCTGTTTTGAACCACACCTCCCGGCGATTGTCCCCGGTTGTATCTCCGACAATCTCAACAAAAGTATTGTCTGTGCCGCTAAGGCTTCCTTGCACATAGGCCACATTGCATAGGGTGGAATCGTCGTCGTTAATTACAAGGTCTTTTGCGCTTCCCTGTTCCTCCGAAAAGACAATAGCGTGAATGCCGGCCGTCAGGTCACGCCCCTTGTAAAGGCGGAAAGTGTGTGTCATATCATCGGGGTTCCAATCCATTGTGTGGCCTATGCCTTTTTCTTCAAGAAACGGGATGATTTCATCCAGCAAATTCCCACCCATGAAAACATTGTCCGTTTTATCGGTCATCCCGGTTGCCTGTGCAACTTGAATTCTTGTCATTCCCCGGAGATTATCGCTTATCAGCTTGTACACGCCCGTCTCGATAGTTGTCATGTGATATTCTGATGCAATGATGCGCTTATTCAAAAGCCAGTTTGCGGTGTATCCATTTGCCGTTATGCGGTTTGTGGTCGTGTCGATTTTTGTGTTTTCTATCACAAATGTTACGTTTCTGCTCGTATCATACAGGAGATTGCCGACTTTCAACACGTTAATGTTGTAGTCGCTTACCGGCGCAACCAGTATCAGCTTTCCGATATCGTTGTAGTAAATATTCATGATAATACTGATTGCGTGCCGGATTTCATACCGGGTGGAAAAGTCCTCTTTATAGATTTCAAAGCTCATAGCGCAATCCCCACGATCTCCGTTGCAAAGTCAATATCCACCTGCAAATTCGCAAGCCCGCTTGTCGCTTCCGGCTTCAACACATTATCCCCAACTTCCAGCTGAAACAAAGTGCTTTTCAGGCTCAACGCGCCTCGGCAATCTCCGTCGACGGATGACGTTACAGTTGTCCGATCGTGCGTGATCTCTACAACCAGCCGCTCCCCGCTGACGATAGTTTTATTTATCAGCAGAAATTTTCCCGTCGCGGCGTTGGTGATTTTGGGGTTCTCCACATCACCGCTTGCCGAAAGGGTAGCAGTAAACGGGACGGGAACCTGGCCGCGATTCTCCACGTTGATGAATTTCGCTTCAAACAGCTGGCCGAAACGATACGGCCTTGAAATGTTCCATGGGAATTTGAATAGCTTTTGAATGCCGGACAACGTTACCGCTGCGGAATCGTCCTTGCACCAATACGGATACGCCGCCAAAAGGGAAAACTGGAACTGTGCACCCCAGTCTTTCGGCTCAATGCTGGGTGTCGCCGTAGGCCAAACATTCAGATAATAGTCATCCGCGTACAGCTTTCCGGCAAGATCGGGGCGGATGACGGATATCAGCTTCTCTTTACTTGCCGCCTGACCGTCTCCCACCAGATACCCGTTGATATTCACGGGCCGGGGCTGAACGTTTTTGCTCTGAATTGTCGCGCCCGTCTGGTTGATGCCCTTCGCCTGGGACAGGGATACCGTTACCGTATCAATGCCCGTGGGCTTGTTGATAAGATATCCACCGGCATAATCAAAGGTAACGCTATCCCCGTTTTCGTTCACGTAGCGGAACAATTTGCTTAAATTGTTGAAGTTCTTCAAATCGTCCACCTCGCTTGTGTGAAATAAGCCTCTGTGGCTGCTGCCAGCTCCACTTCGGATTGCACAGGAGAATTAATATTCTGGATAATTGTCACGCCGCGTCCACCACCAGCAAAGCCCACTCCGTCGTAGTCCGCCCCGCCAGACGCACCAGCCGATTTTCCAGCCCTATATGCTCGCGCTTCCTCGGCGGTGAGAACTTTTTCCCCCTTATGGAGGCGTACCAGATAATCGTCGTATGGTACATAATCAAGGCCGCTCTTTGCTCCGGGAACGTTGCTCCCTTTGATATTGGCCTTTATCGTGAGCGTGTAGTTGGCAAAGCTATTTGTCAGCCGTGATTTCATCTGGGAAGCAAGGGAATCCAGCTTGTCCAGAACTCCCGGCGTGCTGCTATCGATACCGGCAACCAGACCACTCATGGTATTGGTTGCCGCCTCTGTAGCCGCCGCCTCCTGGTCAAGGTCGCCGACCTTTTCCACGTAGCTGTCTGCGGCTTCCTGCATACGGCTTTTTACATTCTCCACCGCCAACGCCAATCCATCAGAAGTTTCGGTTCCTGCGGCCTCATATGCAGAAACATTATCCATAAGCTCCGCAAATTTTCTGCTCAGGCCATCGGTACCACCAGACATATCTTCAAGTTCTTCACGCACTCCCGCAAGGAATCCGGCCTTTTCCCCATCACTCATGGATGCAAGATACTTGCCTAGCCCATCAATGCTAACGCCTGCGAGGTCTGCTTTTTCACGAATGAACGCAAAATCTTCGTCAATCTGCTGGAGAACTTCGGTATTACCGTGCAAATTCCCCATGAGGCCATCCCACGACATTTTCACAACTTCTATTTGGGAAGTAAACGCAGAACCAACATCATGCAGCCCGTTATAGATGCTGGTATAGGTATTCTGGTAATCCTCCAAAATGGACTGTGCGGCGGCCGCATATTCCTCAGAAGCAGCCTTTATCACATTTGCTGGCTTTGCCGCTTCCTCGGCGGCAGCCTGCTCCTGCGCTTCCAAATCGGCAAGATTCTGCTTCGCCTGCTTTATGGCTTCGGCTAATCTCTCCATCTCGACGGTGTCACCGCTGAAACCAGCATCCGACGAGAACGCTTCCAGTCTGGCTTTTGAAGCTTCCTCGTACTGCTGCTCAAGCTCTTCTACCTTTGCGCGTGCTTCTTCTACCGTCTGCGGCTCTCCGGCTAACTCTTTGACGAAATCCTTGTGCGCCTTGGTTGCCTTGCCAATGCCAATCGCCAGAGCAGCTACAGCCGCGGCAATCAAGCCAATGGGGTTCGCGTTTATAGCCGTATTCCATGCATACTGCGCCGCAGTTGCAAGGGAAATCTGGCCGGTGAGTACGCCAACGGCTATTTCACTGACGGAAAATACGCCATTCAGTGTGGCTTCTGCAACGGCCGCTTTTCCGCTTTCCGCTGTGAAGAATGCAAGCGCCGACGCATTTGCCGTGAATATCGTGGCGATATTTGCAATGGCCTTTCCCGCCATACTCGCCCCGATTGCAGTACCGGCAACGGTTGCCGCTGTGGCCGCGAACTCAAACGCCGTGACGAGAAGATCAATAGCGCTATTCGTTTCCCGAAGGTACGAAATAGCTTCTCCCGTAGCAGTTCCAACGCCGGTAACGATTTGCTGTACACGGGGTATAATGTTCTTTCCGGCTGTAAATACGCTGTCTACAAAGTCCTTGGTAAGTCCTTCCATGTCGGCGTTGCTGTCAGCCATGCCGGTAGCCAGATTTTGCCATGCTGCTTTCATGGACGCTGTGGAACCCTCGATGGTGCCCGCCGCTTCATTTGCCGCATACCCCGCAAGCCCCTGCATTTCGATATAATCCACAAGCGCGGCCTGACAGTCAGCTAGATTGTCAATGGTGTAGGAAGTAGCCTCGCCGTTCTCTGCGTTCCACTCGTTTACCTTGTCAATCAGCTGCTGGAACCCCTCCTTTGTGGGGGCAATACCCAGCTGCAAATTGTCCAGCATCGTGTAGTTGGATTTCATAATGCCGTTAAAGGCATTTTGTACAGCTTCCTGAGAATTGCCGGTCGCCGCCACAACGTCAGCTTCGGCGGTAATAACTTTGTCGGCAAGTTCGGCGGCGGCCTGCACATTGCCGCCGAGGGCGGTTTTCAGGCCGGTAGCAAATCCATTCACCTGCTGCAAATAGTCGTTCTGGCTCATTTGCACGGTCTTGTAGGCGTTTCTCGCTTTCTCCGCCACGAAATCGTAAGCGTCGCCGAACATCAGCTGTGCGCCACCGGCTAACTGCTCATACCGCGCATAACTGGTGTAGGCCGCTTTGCCAACGTCTGCAACTACCCCGGCGAGCTTCTTTACTCCGGCGATAATCGCGCCACTGGCAAGGTTGGCTTTCAGAACGTCGGCGAATGTGCTTGTTTTGTTTTCAGAATCCTTTAGTTTACGCTCATATTCATCTGTATCCAGAGAGATCGTCGCAAACAGCTCAAATACATTAGCCGCCATCCTGCCCACCGCCTTTCGTCACCAGTTTCAACCCGGCATTTTTCATCACATCCGCCACGATATCCTCCGCAGACCGGTTTTCCACCGGCTTCGGGCTGATGATATCCTCGTATCCGATAGATAGATACAATCGCTCATCACGCCCCGCCGTGTTTTGCGTTATCATCTGGATACCGTCGGTAATGTAGCGCCGAAGGATTTCACGTTCGCATTGCTTTTTCAACTCCATGGGAAGAATGGAGAGGTACGCCCTCGCCCGTACTCTGGGGAGGGCGCACAGTGCGCTGATTATTCGCTCTGCTCCCCACGCCCCCACGATTTGAAAAAACTCAGCAGTTCCTTATCGTTGGAAAGCTCCTTAATCTGCCAAAGCGTCGCCATGGTACTCTGCGCGGCCACTTCCTCAATGCTCTTTTCGCCCATGATGGACAAAATAGCATAAATGTCGGCGCGGTGCGTTTTCAGCAGCAGCGGAACAACGGTGGTAATCCTCTGCGCACCAATCAGCATAACGCCGACTTTTGTGGAGTTTTTCTTGTCCACCGGCTTGCCGATGGCGTTCATGATTTCCTCATCAGAAACGAGATTCACAATGTGCGGGGTGATCTCGCACAACACGTCCAGGCACTCGTCCGTGCCAAGTTGAGATAATTTTCTCATGCTTAGCCTCCTACATCGTAGCGGATTCGGCCTCTCCGGCCTTTACGTAAATCTCAAAAGGCGGCGTATCCTGCGCCGTGATGGAATAATGGCCGGTGAACTCGAACGCGAACTGGCCTTTGCTCTTGTCACCGGTTTTCAGCTGGAAACCGCCAGTAGAAAGGCCGTTCAGCATATGGATGGCCAGATAGCCGCCCTTTTTCGCGCCGTTTTTATCGGAGTAGTCGGCCACAAGCCAGATGTCCTTGAAATCCTCGGCGGCAATATCGTTTCTGGGCGTGATTTTCCCGACGGCTTCATCAGCGGCGGCTACCATCGTTTTTGCGTTAGTGGCATTCATGGATGCAAAAGTGCCGCTAAGCTTCACCTCCCAGCCTTCCAGCCGTTTCAACTCCTTTGTGTTCTTCGGACAGTTATCAATATCCTCGCCGAAATCAGAGAAGCTGGGCGTTGCCGCGAAGGTCAAGCCGCCGCTGGTAGCGCCTATGATATCGGCATTGTCATACTCCGCCGTATCGGGCGAAAAGGCTGAAAGCAGAACACCGGCATTCAGCACAAGCTCCTTAAAGGTATCCTGCGGAATCTGTGTAAATTTCATTGATTTCCTCCTATATGGTATTGAAAATTGCGGGGCCCGCGTCGGTGCCCCGGATGTTGTGGTTGTTGCTGTTCAGCTCCGGCAGGG